CATTAGGAGTCATGAGAATGGGTGGGTGTTTTGTAGGGAGGATGTTGTTATTCCTGATTCTGTCAAAGCTATGGCTGCTATGGCTGTAGATTGTTTGGGACTAGAATTTGGAGCTGTGGATATGATTCAAAAGAAAGATACTGATTCTTTTTATGTATTGGAAGTGAATACTCGTCCTGGATTAGAAGGTCAAACTACTGAAAATTATGCTAAAGCCTTTGCAGAATATCTATGCGCTGTGTAGCATGTAATGTAGCCTTAGATGATTTAGAATCCACCCGCAAAAGCGGAGTCACAGGAGAATATGTGGACCTTTGTAATACGTGTTTTTGGTCTATTCCCGATTCTAATAATCTTTTTGATTCTTATGATAATACTGTTGATGGGAACCTTGAGTCATTTGATGATGAGGAGTCTGAATTTCTTAACAGAGATATTGAAAGTCAAGACAATGACAATTAAATTTCGCTGTAAAAAGTGTGGTCAAAGATTTCGCTATCAAAACCATGAAGATTTTTATGAGAAAGTTATGTCCTGTGATGATAGAGGGTGTCCTCAAATGGCTATGAATTTGAGCTGGGCTAAAGAGCCTTCAAAAGAGAACGAGGGAAAGGAAGAAACACAAGAGCTTGTGTTAAAATCTCCGCCTGCTATTATTGATTATGTAGATCGGAGGTATATTCGTGAATGAGTTTCTTTGTTAGAAATTCGGTATGTCCAAAATGCAGGGCCAGAGGGGCAGATCGACAGGGCAATAACTTAGCTGAATATTCAGATGGCCATAAGTGGTGCTGGTCGTGTCATTATTATGAACATGGTGATAAATCACTCCGTTCTCTTTTTAAAGATAAGGAATCCATGCCAGTACGGGTTGACTCTTCTGTTGAGCTTCCTGCCGATACTCGATTACTTACAGAAGCAGGGCTCTCGTCAGAGCCTTTGCTTTGGTTAGTGAGTTATGGAATTACTGTGGATGAAATGAATAGATTAAAATTTATGTGGTCAGAGGAGCGGAAGTGGTTGATGTTCCCGGTTCTGACTCATAAGGGAGAAGTATTGGCCTTTCAAGCCAGAATATTTGGAAAAGGTCCTAAGTATTATAACTCACCAAATCTCCACAAACATTTAGTAATGGAAGGTTGGAGTTTTTATGCGGATGATACATACAATATCTGCGTGGTTGAAGATATGATTTCAGCGATCAAGGTAGGCAGAGTGATGCCCTCCATGTGTTTATTTGGATCTGCTTTGCTTAGTAATCATATAGCTATGTTAGAGGAAGCTTGTGATAAAGCAATCTTCTGGCTTGACTTGGATAAAGCAGAAACATCAGAAAGATATGCTAGGTTGTTGGGATCTAGAAAGATTCGAACAGCAGTAGTTGTTACTCGATTAGATCCAAAGAGCTACACCACAGAAGAAATTAGTGATATTTTAGAGACACACCGGGATACATAATGTCAGAGAACACTAACTTTCTTGTATTGATTCTTATTGAAATTTTACAAGAGATTTATATGGACAATTGGTACAATTCGACTCGTTTTGAAGAAACCCTAGGAGGGTAGTTATGAACGAAAAGCAATTTAGGGCATATATACAGAAGGCAGAAAAGAAACATAAAGCAGCTATTGATTATAGTGAGTATAGTATCGCGGTTGATTTTTCAGAAGAAGAGAAGTATTATTTTGACTTTGAACTTTATTCAGGATCTCAGTATACGTGCTCATGTATAGAACTTGGTCGTTTTAATACTCACTACGTGGATGATACATTTACTGGAAAATATGGTAGGATCTGGGATCAAATATTTAATAATTGGATTTCGTATCTTAGAACTGAGTACAGAATCAACAGTAAAAATTATATGGCTCATACTGCCAGGTATCAAAAGACAGCTCAAAAATTCCTAACAAAGTTAGGATTTACAAAGGTATGTACCTATAACGGGAGTGATGATTATGTAACTCGATGGAATGGTTATATCCCTAAAAAACGTAAAAATTCTAAGAAAAAGAAGATCCAAATTAGGAAATAAAGTAAGTTAGTGGTTGCTCACTTACGTACTTCTGTGATATAATAGAAGTATAGGATGTATGATGATATATATAATATATTATAATAATAAAGGAAGAATAAAATCTTAATTCCAGAATTACTTCTTATTAAAGGAATGCTGCTTCGTTCGAAGCACGAGCAGCTATTCTCTCTCGTCGATCTTGCATATCTCCGAGAAAATTATAAAGAGATCTATCGTCTTTATCTTACTCTTGATCTCCTCTTCAAGAAGTTTCCAGAGAAAGAGGAATTTACTCTGGATGAGTTGGAAGCTTTCTTCTGGCTTCAATATCCTCAAATGAAAGGAGCTGAACGTGAATCGCAATCGTCTCTATTCACACAGCTGCGGCAAGACACTATTACAGACGAAGTATTATCTAGCATTGCCCGAGAGGTTGTCTATCGTTCGAAGTCAGGGCATCTTGCACGCATTGCATTTGAAGCGTCAATTGGTTCCAAGTCGTCGGAGGACCTTCGTTGTGCTGTTGAAGAAATTTCAACCTACATTAACGAATCCAAAGATCAAGACGTTTTATCCGACGATGGTTCTCCATTCGTCTCGGATGATTTAACAGAGCTTTTCAATGAAACAGTACGTTCTGCTGGATTACGATGGCGCTTGGATAGTCTTAACAAGCGGCTTGGATCACTTCGAAAAGGAGATTTTGGATTTATATTTGCCAGACCCGAAACAGGTAAAACAACGTGGTTGGCATCAGAGTGTAGTAACTTCGCAGGGCAATCGGATCGTCCTGTTCTCTGGTTCAATAATGAAGAGCAAGGTTCTAAAGTCAAGCTACGAATCTACCAAGCCTATTTCGGCGTTGACATGGGGGAATTGTACACTAACTCTGGAAATTATAGAGACCGATTCTCTAAGGAAATGGCTGGAAAAATTCTTATTCTGGATCAGGCAACAATTTATAAATCAGAGGTAGAAAAACTTGCAGCTCGATACAATCCTAGTCTCATTGTCTTTGACCAAATTGACAAAATCAAAGGATTCACGGCAGACAGACACGATCTTGAGTTGGGAAGCGTCTACCAATGGGCCAGAGGACTTGCAAAAGAGTTTGCTCCTGTTATTGGAGTATGTCAGGCAGATGGTACAGGAGAGGGTGTTAGATGGCTTACCATGTCTCATGTCTCTGACGCTAAGACTTCCAAACAAGCCGAAGCAGACTGGATACTTGGAATTGGTAGACAAAATAATGAGGGAATGGAGTATATCCGACATTTGCACCTTAGTAAGAATAAGCTATTTGGAGACACAGACAGTGATCCTAGTCTTAGGCACGACAAATGGGATGTCATTATCAGACCTGAGCTTGCTAGATATGAAGACCTACCTACGCGATGATCTATTTCACGAGTGACCTTCATCTGTTCCACCACAATGCAATTAGATTTGATCAGCGTCCTTTTTATGACATAGATCATATGCATGAGGAGTTAGTAGATAGATGGAATTCTGTGGTGAAGGTCTCAGATGTAGTTTACGTCTTAGGAGACGTGAGTTTTGGAAATAAAGTAAATACTGCTTCGGTTTTATTACAATGTAATGGAACCCTACATCTGATTCCAGGCAATCACGATAATCTGAATAGACTCAAACCATGCTTTTCTGAAATTCATCCTTGGCTTATTAATCTTAACGCCGTAGGTAGGCATTTTTGGTTATGTCATTTTCCTCTAGATTCTTGGATGGAACATAGAGGATATTCAGGAGGTTGGATCAATCTTCACGGACACACCCACGGTGCGTCCGTCCGACGAAAAAATAGATTAGATGTTGGATGTATGAATTGGAATTACACTCCCATCTCTATAGACCAAGTATTAGAGGAGGTTAAACAAGGCCATGATTAAAACATGGTACGGAGGACATTATAAGAATGAAACTTATCCGGAATAAGGCTCAATGTTTAATTTGTAATAATATTATTGAGTCTACATATAGGCATGATTTTCGAACGTGTACCTGTGGGGCCTTATCAGTAGATGGAGGGTTAGCTTATGAGCGGCGTTGCGGCTCTGCTCTAAGTACTAATCAATGGGTAGACTTGTGCGAATACTCTGAGGAGGAAGATGAAATTGACAAAAAAGCAAGCCCTTAGAAAATTAATTGATAATTTAGATGTTGTGTATATTAATTCTAACGGACTACCTTTTGTAGTAGATTTAGACGCTTTGACCTTAAACCGACAACCGGATGACTGGCCTGAGTTTCAGAGAATGTTCTTAGGTTGTAAACTTAGAGGAAATGAATTGCTTGATACCTTTAGGGAAGTGGCAAAACTTAAAAGGAAAGTTATTACATTGGATCAGAAGGTCTTGGATGAAGGATCAAAAATCATTATCACCAAGTGAATCCCATCAAGGGATTCTAAGGGTAGAATGTCGGTATTTTACCGCTGGAGCGATTATAGGTCTTGAAGGTAAGGTTGTATTTACTGCTCCCATTATCAAATACATGAACGGGTGGACTCAATCTCAAGTCGAAGCCTATTGCAAGAAAAAAGGTTGGTCTTGTGAATATATTAACAATAGATACAGAACAGACAATTCAATTTAACGGAGACCCTTTTTATGGTCCAAATAAACTCGTATGTGTCTCCTACTACGGAAACAAAGCTGGTTCCGGAGTATTACCCATTGAATATGGGAATCGACCTTATGGTGGGGAGCTGGCTTATCTGGATGGTCTTATTCAGCGGGCTGATTTACTCGTCGGCTTCAATCTTAAACGAGACCTTCATTGGTTAAAAAGATATGGGATTAACATTCCATACAAGCCTGTTTATTGTGTACAGCTTACTGAGTTTATACTTGGTAATCAAAGGGAAGTCTATCCTGCATTGGATGATGTTTCTGTTAGGTACGGTTTGGGGAATAAACTTGACTATGTTCGTATTAATTATTGGGAAAGGGGTATTAATACAGATCAAGTACCCTGGAATATACTAGAAGAATATGCATTGGATGATGCGGTCAAGACCCACCGATTATACGAAGCTCAGAAAATTTTAATTGAAAAGCGAAGTAAAGCCTTTCAAGAATTAATTCGTCTGGAAATGGAAGATCTATTGATTCTACAGAACATGGAATGGAATGGGTTTAAGTATGATTATGAGGGATCACGACTAGCTCAACAACAACTAGAACAGGAGCTCAAACAGATTGACCTTCATTTACATTCTCTTGTTGATTGTGATTATATCAATTGGAATTCTGGGGACCAGCTCTCTGCTGTCCTTTTTGGTGGGAAGATTAAACATGAATGGAAGGAAGAGGACGGAGTATTTAAATCAGGCAACCACACAGGAGAACCCAGATATAAATGGTTCTCAAAAATATATGAATTCCCAAGACTAGTAGAGCCTTTACGAAAGCTCAAGAAAGAAGGTGTTTTCTCTACGGATGAAGATACGCTTAACAATCTAAAAACAAAAGGGCTATCTAAAAAAATTGTTGAGTTAATTCTACGCCGCTCAAAATTGGAAAAACTCCTTGGTACTTACATCAAGGGTATTCCAGATCGGATCGAGGAAATGGAGTGGGCCGACCATATTGTACACGGCAAATATAATCAGACCGTGGCTGTAACAGGACGTCTATCCTCGTCTGAACCCAATCTCCAGAACAATCCTCCTGAGGTAGATCAATTTTTTATAAGTAGATATGTTGATTAATGCTGATGTAAAGTCGCTGGAGCTGGTGACTGCCGCCTACCTGTCTCGTGATCCAGTAATGATGAGAGAATTAGTAACGGTAGCTAATGTAATGAAGTATTACCCCGGAGATAAAAAGAAACTTGATGAGGTAGATTTACATTCTCTTAATCAGAATTCTTTTAAACTTCCGGAAAGGCGTATTGCAAAAATTTTTATTTTTCGATTGATTTATGGAGGGTCTGCTGTTTCTTATACTTTGGATTCTGATTTTAACTGGATCAGTAAAAAGATCTCGTATTGGCAAGATGTAATTGATAAAACATATGATAAGTATCAAGGTTTACATAGATGGCATACTCACTTGATGCAGACCGTAACGACCACAGGCAAACTTGTTATGCCTACTGGTCGAGAATACCATTTCCAGCGTTATTCAGATCCTAAAAGGGGCCTGCAATGGCCGAGAACAAAAATCCTCAATTATCCTGTTCAAGGACTTGGTGCAGAGTTAGTAAAATTGATTAGAATTCAAGTGGCTAGATCATTGGCTACTCAGGACCCTAGAATTCTTATGGTCTCTTCGGTTCACGATAGCGTGGTGCTTGACACACCTTTAATGTTCATGTATAATATTATGGGTATGGTGAAAGAATGTGTAGAGGGAACCCCTGTCTTTTTTAAAAATTCATTTGGGATTCCATTTGATCTTCCACTAATGTGTGAAATTCAATACGGCCCTAACAAATACAATATGGAGGAATGGGATGGGGCGACCCCCTAAACTAACAGACGAGGAAGTACAGGACTTGATTTATCAACGTAAGAGTCTTGGAGTTACTTTAAAAGAATTAGCTAAGATGTACAGTATTAGTTTAATGACTGTACATAAAATTCTGAAACGCGCCGGTTTAACTAATCCGCGAAAGGTAGAGAATGCAAATCAAAGTTCTTAAAGTAGATGTATCAACTGTAAACAAAGGTACTAAATCCTATAAGATTGCAGAAGTTTCCTATAAGAACAATGCTGATGGAAAAGTAGCATCCAAGAAACTTTTAGACTTTGCAGGTAAGGAAGTCTTTAATACATTTGCTACTGCTGCTCCTGATGCGGTGTACGATGTTGTTGCCCAAAAAGATTCCAACGGTTACTGGCAATGGACTGGAGCTACAGCTGTGACAACCTCAGCTACTATCACGGCTGATGGGAAGCCTGAGAAAAAGAAAGTCGGTGACTGGGAGACTTCAGAAGAGCGTCAAGCTCGTCAAAGTTATATTGTTCGTCAATCTAGCCTAGAGAGGGCTATTGATCTTCTTTCTTTTAATAAAGCTGGAAATAAAGGAATGGTTATTACTGTTCCTGAAGTTATTGAGGTTGCTAAACAATTTGAGGCTTATGTCTTTGGTAAGGATTTTACTGACGCAGCTGCTTCTGCCATGGCCGGTATTATGGACATGGAAAACGACGTACCTGCGTAATGAAACTTTTGGTTGACGGGGATATTGTCGCTTTTCGGGCAGCTGCCAGTGCTGAGAATGAGGAGTCTCACATTGCCTGCTGGAGGGCAGCAGCGACTCTCCGTGACCTTCGCCAACGGTACCCAGAGGGAGAACTCACAATTTTTCTTTCTGGGGACCCGTCTACGAATTTCCGATATAAGATCTATCCTGAATATAAATCTAATCGCAAAGCCCCCCGTCCTAAACATCTTGAGGATGTGAGGGAGTATCTTGTACTTGATCATGGGGCTACTCTGACCGAAGGTTGTGAGGCTGACGATGCCTTAGGCATTGCTGCTAAAAATCTTGGTTACCAAGACTGTGTAATTTGTTCAATTGATAAGGACTTGTTACAGATTCCCGGTACTCATTTTAATTGGGTTACTGGCGTTGAGGAATCTGTTACCGAGTGGAGTGGCCTAAAGTCATTCTATACTCATGTCTTAGTCGGAGATTCCTCCGACTTTATTAAAGGGTGCAAAGGCATTGGAAAACAAAAAGCTCCCAAGTATCTCGAAGGATGTGAAAATCCCCACGATCTCTTCTGTGCAGCTCGTGATGTATATCGTACTCATGGCGATGGCGACAATGATTTTTATCTCAATGCCCGTCTTATTTGGGTATTGCGGGAACCCCCTGAATGCAAGCAGTTGAGTTTCCCTTTGTCCGTTTACGCGGAGGAGCTACAGCTAGAATCTACACATCCTTTGCTGGGGGAGAACATCCCCTCCATGGAGCATACTATAGCACCAAACTTGAATGTTGGGTCCCTGTCGCATGGCGATCTGACGGGAAAATTAGAGAAGCCAATTGTCCTTTAGATATTGTGGAGGAATTAGTTAATGAAAACTAAATCTGCTAAAGCTAAAGGAAGATCTCTGGCTACAAAGGTAGCTACTTGGCTTCGTCAAGTAGGTGGATTGGACCCACGAGACGTTTCCGTAACTCCTAGTGGGGTCACTGGTCCTGATATTACATTTAGTGCCCTTGGGGCCAATGTTTGGCCTTTTGCTATTGAATGTAAGAAACATGCTAAGTTTGCTGTTTATGAGTATTATGATCAAGCAGTCGAGCATTCTAACGATTATTCTGGCATTCCATTACTTATTATTGAAGCTAATCGCCGCAGACCTCTAGTTGTTGTAGATGCTCAGTGGTTCTTCAATGCATATGCAAGGCTATCTGATTATGCACATTAAATTTGAAGCCGAGACTCCTATTGGTACAGTACAATTTTCAGGAGACGTGGATGATGAGACTCAAAAGGCATTAATTGAGTTTGCTATTATCACTCTATGGATGACTGGTAAACTTGATGGAAATGTAAATATTACTCCTGAGCAAGCTGTAGCTATGCAAGAAAAAGAGAAGGAAACGATTAATTGAAACACATGCTGATTCCTGATACTCAGGTAAAACCTGGGGTCCCCCTTGACCATTTAGAGTGGGCAGGGAGGTACATGGTGGATAAGAAACCGGATGTTGTGGTAATGATTGGGGACTTTGCTGATATGCCTTCTCTTTCGTCCTATGATATTGGAAAGAAACAATTCGAAGGTCGTCGGTACAAGGATGACATCAATGCTGCTCATGAGGGGATGAGGAGACTCCTCACCCCTTTATGGGAATACAATGCATGGGCTAAGAAAAACCATGAAAAACGTTATAAGCCTAATTTGGTATTAACATATGGAAATCATGAAGATCGCATTAATCGTGCCGTGGATTCTGATCCTAAGTTGGACGGTGTACTCAGTCTGGGAGATCTTCAATACGAAGACTTTGGCTGGCGCACGATCCCCTTTTTGGAACCTATCGTTCTGGACGGTGTTGCTTATTGTCATTACTTTCCTTCTGGTCAGTTAGGGAGACCTTGTGTTTCGGCCAGAGCAATGCTTACTAGATTCCATATGTCAGCGGTGGCGGGGCATCAACAGGGACGAGATATTGCATACGGAAAGAGAGCTGATGGACGCAGCATTACAGCTCTCATTACCGGCAGCTTTTATTTGCACGATGAGGACTATCTCAGCCCCTTCACTAACCAGCACTGGAGAGGGATTTATATGTTCCACGAAGTTCAGGATGGTTCGTTCGACGAAATGCCCGTTTCTATCAAGTATCTCGAAAGAAAATATCGTGGAAAGTCCTTTAACCCGCCGAAAGCGGATGAACAACTCGTGGCAACAAAAGGTGGAGAATGACAAATGAACATGACCCAAACGGAATTGGACAACATGAGCCCGGAGCAAAGCTTGACGCGGGTAAACTCCGAGTCGATCTTGTTCTCGGTCAGTTTGCTAACGCTCTTACTGAGATCTCAAGCGTCGGTACTTACGGCGCTAACAAATACTCTCCTAACGGCTGGCTATTTGTCCCAGACGGAATTGCAAGATATGCAGATGCGGCTGGAAGACACTATCTCGCAAGGAAGAGGGGTGAAAGTTACGACCCAGACACCAAAATCCTCCATTTAGCACATGAATGTTGGAACAAACTTGCCGAACTGGAGTTGACAATTCAAAATGCCCGTAAGTCAACTAGCTCTTGATTTCATGGGGACTGCTATTTCCCCTCGATATGAGAAGTGGGCTCACAGGTTCTTAAACCTGGCTAAAGAGGTTAGCTCGTGGTCGAAGGACCCCAGTACTCAAGTGGGTGCTGTAATTGTACGTCCTGATAAAACTGTATGTTCTCTAGGATATAATGGATTCCCTAGGTCTATGTTAGATACTAAATCTTTATACGAAGACCGAGAGGAGAAACTCTCTAGGATCATTCACGCGGAAATTAATGCTCTGTTAAACTCTAGAGAAAATGTTCGAGGGTATACTTTGTATACCTACCCTTTTATTCCATGTGATCGGTGTATGGTCATGATAATTCAAGCGGGGATTAGTTCTATTGTCTCTTTGAAGCCTTCAAAAGAGGCGAATCTTCGATGGGAAAAGGCTTTTGAGAAGTCCAGGCAGTATGCTTATTCATGTGGCGTTAAAGTACAGGAGATTGAGGTAAATGATCATATACCTGGTCGGGTCTCTTCGTAATCCAGAGATTCCTAAATATGCTGATATGCTCCGAAATGAAGGTCATGAGGTATTCGACGACTGGTTTGCAGCAGGTCCGACAGCTGATGATTCGTGGCAAGAGTATGAGAAAACGAAGGGAGTGCACTATGATGAGGCGCTTCAATCGTGGGCAGCCAGACACGTCTTCGAATTTGATAAGTACCATCTTAACAGGTGTGATGCGGTTGTACTGGTCATGCCCGCTGGAAAAAGTGGACATTTGGAACTAGGTTATGGTGTTGGTATTGGTAAGAAAGCATATGTACTCTTTGATAGAGAGCCGGATCGTTGGGATGTGATGTATGCATTTGCCAATGGTGTAGCTTTTGATATCAATACACTAATTAAATTACTTAAGGAATAACAATGGGAAGTCTATTAACTCTAATCCTGCCTGCTCTTTTGCCGGCAGCCATTGATGCAGTAAAGGGGGTATTTGGTGCGGCTCAACGCAGGTTTCTCGGTTTATCGGTCGATGATCAAATCAAGCTGGAGGGGGCTCAAGTCGAGCGTCTCAAAGCGGTATCAGAGCTCGACAAAGTCGTGGGATCGCCTTCTCAGTGGGTTGTTGATTTACGTGCCTCTTTCCGCTATATCGCTGCTGGTATTTCTATTCTTTGTGGCATCGGGCTTGGCTATGTGGGTCTTTTCTCGGTTGCTGTTACTAACGAGGAATTACTTGGGGTAGTTTTACCTTTGTCCATGGATTTGATTGGTATTCCGTTTAGTTTTATTTTTGGCGAACGACTCTACCTGGGTCTGAAAGGTTCGGTGAAGTAATGGCTCTTACTCTGAACGAGATCAAGGAAAGACTTATGCGCCTCGATGAGATCGATCTTCTAGAGGTGTTGGAAATCTCGTCAGAGGATCTCGTAGAGCGATTTACTGACTATATTGAAGACCGTGCAGATGAGCTGGAACAAGAACTTCAAGATTGAACGAGAAGGTGTGAAACCTGCGAGGCGTAAAATGCTTCGTGAAATCCAAACTGAGGAAGCTGAAGAGGCTATCCGAGATTACATACAAGGAGGGCATGATGACGACGATTGCAGCGACTCGCACGCAGATCGCCGGGGACTCGATGGTGATTCTTGAAGCGAAATCTATGCAATATCCGACCATCAAGGTCCGGAAAATCAAGGGTAAGCTCTTTGGTGCCGCAGGCGATGGTGGTGATTGTACTAGATTTCTTGATTGGGCTGAGACTGGATTCAACGAAAAGAAACGCCCCAAGTTCAGTACCCAAGCGGGTACTGAGCATGAGGCGATCTTATTGGTAGTAGACGAGGAAGGGATTAAGTTTATGTCAACTACTGATCCCTATCCAGAGATTGTTGCTATGGATTTTTACGCTATTGGTTCTGGAGGTAAAGCAGCGTGGGGTGCTCTGTATGCTGGAGCTACACTAGATCAGGCAATGGAGATTGCCTCTGCTGTTGATCCTTATACAAGAGCACCATTCACGATTCTAACATTAGACTAGGTAGAAAAGGGGGCTTCGGCCCCCTTTTTTATCGAGGAATAGCAGCACCTCGTTCACGTAATCGCTTAATCAGTTCTAGGATGTCTGGCGCTACAGCAGCCGCCGGGCCTCCTACCGCACCTGCGCCCAGCAGAAGTCGCGGATCAATCCTTCCCGCCTGACTGCCCATACCCCCCACACCGCCCATTCCAGGGGCACCCGGAAGGCCCCGAGCAAACATCGCTTCGGCGGGATCACGTAGCGCGTTAGTAGCCGCGTTTCGAGCCAAGCCCCCAGCAGCCCCCATACCACCAGCACCCAGGCCAATAGGTAAGCCAGCAGACGCTATACCTCCCATAGCCATTTGTGCCATCCTAAGAGGATCTTGGGTAATTGGCCCACGGTCCATCGGCCCTACCCGACCTGCACTGAATTGAGTACCGGGAGGCATTCCGTGACTCGGCATCCCACCCCCCGGTACCTGTCCTTGGGGCATCGGAGCCTGAGGCATCATTGGTTGTGGTTGTTGCTGTTGTTGCATCGGGGGAGGCATTTGTCCCCCTTGTAACATCATAAGTAGTTGTTCAAGAGTTAGCATAGTCTTGCTCCAAAATGGTTGCGTATTTGTCCAGTTTATTTAATCTATTCCGCCATCCCCTGATGTACTTAGGATGGACAATTTTCTCTATAAATGCTTTTCTAATTTTAAGTAAAGAACGCCAGTCGTAAGGGGCAGTTCTAGACGCTTCACGCATCCATCCCCTAACCCTACCAACTCCATGATGCACAGCCGAATCAAATGCCACTGCGCCAAAAGCCCAAGAGGTATCCTTTTCATTGAAAGGAGCTGACCAAAGGGGTTCCCAATATCTATGATAGTAGATATTAATGGCGTCCTCAAGGGATAAATTGGCAATATTCAGATCAGGGTTTGCCCGCTTGGAAATTCCCCATTTGGTTTCCCCGCCGGGGTCATCTGGATCGTTAGTATAACCACCGTTCACTAGATCGTTCCCGGTTTCAATTTCAAGCGTGAAACCTAACGCTTTCTGGTAACGATTATTGCCTTGCACCTTGTTCCTCAATACGTTGATACTTCTGGATTTGACCCGGAGTCTTAGGTTGCAACCCACGCTCGCGTTGATAGGAGGTGGTGTATTGCTTCATCCTAGCTTCCACCAACTGTTTCTGGAATTGAGCCATAGACCCGCCCAATGCTAGATACTTTTGGGCTTCTTCAGTTATAGGTTTACCATCAATCAATTTTTCTACAGCTTTGTCAATAAGTCTAGAACGTTCGGCCTCAATGGCCTGTTCCTGTCTCTTGGACTGTAGAACAGCCTGTGATTGTTCAGATTCAGGAATTACCCTGCTGCCGGCTAGAGCTGTTAACCACTCAGGCTCCTTGTAGGAGCTTTCGAATGGCCCACGCTTCACGGTCCCCGCCATGTTTTGGTCAGGATTACGAAGCATTCCAGTCTTAGGATCTTGATTAACGGCCTGTTCAATCCACTTCAGACCCGGAGGAGTGAAGTGTTTTAAAGCACTTCTGGCCTGGGTACTGGTTGGACCCTCCCCACCAAACGGCATTTTAGCAGTCTCCTTTACAAGAGGCCACGCCGCTCCAACCATTTCAGCAGCCTTTCCTGGAATAAGAAACAGGCTGCTCCAGCCCTCATCGGGGATTAATTGGGCAGACGCGAATGACGGAGATACGTCCGCACCAGTCAACGCAGAGAAGCCACCATATCGAATCAGGTCCCGCTTCTCCCCTTGAAGCGATGACGTTTCCGCCAACATCTTCTGAGTTAGATTCGGGGTCCTAGGATCAATGAGGCCGGCGTTCCGCAGCATGTTGATAATCCAGTCGATATCTTCACGTCCGGGCATACCCATCAGTCCCGCGACGAGGTACTGGGCAGTTAAGAAGGTGGCTAACGGTGCCGCAAATCTGGCAATGTCAGGATCACCCATGTTCTTGAGTACTTCTTTCCCATAGAAGTACATTTGAGAGAAAAAGTTGTGTTTAAAGGTAGTCAGAGGACTCATCATCTTACCAGCAATCCCAAGATTACCGTAAAGCATGGCCCTTTCATGCTTCATATAATTGGTCATAGCCGCATCAACAGTATCCGCAGCTGCGGGAATAGCATTCTCGACTTTCATGCGTTGGAAGAAACGATATGCTTGGAATAAAGCTAACATCCTCGCAGCAGTTTCAGTCCCTTGAAGGCCTTTTTGACCGTTTACCCATTTTAACCACTCACGAGTCCGCTTTCCTGAAATATCTTTAATGTCCTCTAAGAAGTGAGGATCGACCAGACGATTCTCGTGGGCATATTCCCAAACCTTGGTAGCGTCTTTATCCATTTTACCAGCAGCCCAATCATACCAATCTTTTAATCCGTGGACCATGGCTTTAGCGGAATGAAGCTCGATTAAAGGTTTACCATGCAAGACTTCAAGGTACTGTAGTCGCGCTCCCATGAATTGAAACGGTTGGAAAGCTTGAGTAAATAAGAAAACAGGTCTCCAGTAGCCAAGTAAGAATAACATCAATTGGTTCTTGGCAGCTCCTGCTCCGTCTATAAAGAACCTACGGGGCAGACCAAACTCCTCGGCTGGATATTCCATCATACGATTAATTATCCTAGCGAGCGGAGTCTCAATTCCCTGAGCATGATTCCAGTATTTCTCAGCCCATTGTTTGGCGTTGGGAGCATTCAATTCCTTATCCCAACGCAGGGCATTTATGTCCTTGTATGTCCGCTGTGTAGCCACATAGTCCATAGCGTCTACAACATAGCCCTCAGCAGAATTGAGGGCATCCAGAGCCGCCTTGTGCGGGCTTTGTTCAAGCCGACGACCTTGGAATCCTTCTACTCCCATTGTGGGTTGGAAATGTTTATAATAGCCTTTCCTGCGAGCAGCCTGGGATTCTCCGTACATGGAGAAGATTTCGTGAAGTTCGGCGGCTTCTAGGGATTTGGAACCTAAGGCATCTACTATGCTATCAAACAAGTCACGAACTTCCTTAGCGTCCCCTCTACGAGGACGTGACTTAACTTCAGTCGCAAAGTATTCGGGATGTTCTTTAACAAAACGATTGCGAATCTCTTTCAGAGAGCCTTCGAAGTCACGAGCTTCAACCCTGAGCATCTTGGCTTCAGGAAACTGAGCAGGATCTGCATTCCAAACTTCGAAGTAGTAATTACCACCCCATCTAGCAGGCCAGTATCCCTCTACTACATCCATAGGTTTGAGACCACGATCCTCCCTAAGAGCATTTACTAAAGTAGCAATGTCACGGAAACGATCCATACTTCTGTTATAAGCGTCCTTCATAGCTGGACTAAAACGATACCCGTCCATTTGAGCATCGGTTAATCTGCGAATGCGGAAATTTTCTGGAGCCACAATAGTCTGCCACAGACGAGCTTGTTCCTGTTTATTCAGTTTTTCCCAAGGAACAAGCATTCCCATTTCAGGATCACGGAGCATCTTAAAGGTAGTAGCATCCCTGGTCCTGACCATGTTATTCACAGTGTCCGCCACATAACGAAGAACAGCATTGTTTTTAATATCCGAGTAGACTTTACCTCCAGAAACTAATTGTTGTCCTAGTTTCTCTAACATATGTCCTGGGATGTCTTTCTCTTGGCGGAGAATTGGAGCGATCTCTTTATAAGGTTTATTTAAAGGAATCATACGATTCAAGCCAGTTTTGAGGGACTTGAGTCCTGCAACCGCTTGATCAATTGATACCTGTTGTGAATCCTTAGTTAGAGTGGCAGCATTGTTTTTCTGACGTTGTTCCCATAAAGAGTCAGCGTATTGTTTCAGATGTTCCGGGAGAGAGTCTTTAAATGATCCCATGTCTTCTTTAGCTAGAACAATGTCCAAAGCTTGGGGATCTTTCAGAATGCTCTGGCGGGTAATCCAATCCAAAGAGGCCCCTTTACCTTCGGTTGCCATGATTTCCGCCCCAACCCGGAGAGCGGCTTCTAATGCTGTGTGAACCTCAGGACCATGCCATCCAAAGATTTTCATCATATCAGTGATGAAGGCATCAAACACAGTTTGAGGAACAGGTTTGTAAGTAGAATAAAGAGCCCTCTGATTAGCACTCAATTTTTGTTTGTCAAGGAAGGCCTGGAAAGCTGGGTTGCTGAAGGCTTCTGCTACAAATTCAATCTCACTGGTCAAACCATACCAGACATATTCACCCTTATCATTTTTTAAGGTGCCTTTTATGGCCTCACTATTGTGGACAGAGTTCCACAGAGTTTCCATGTCTTTAACAGCCGCATACTTATCATGATCTGCTCGACCTAGTTTTGCAAGATCCGCATGAGTCATTAAACCAAAATAACGTTGGGCGTTCAATACTTTTGAGTGAAGGATTTCATGGAGAACAGTTTTGGCTATCCCGTAGGAATCTCCTTTTAAAAGATTTGGATGTAAGGTAATAGTATTGGACACAGGCTCATAGAGAGCAATAGTACCACTTTCAAGTGGAAAGTCAGCAAAGTTGCTACGTCTGGATAAAGGCCCCCTTCCCATCTTGAATTCAATACTGGGAGAAATTTCACCGACGTGAAGTCTGGGAAGTTCTCCAGGTAGTTTTTGAATTAATTTAGAGAGTACCTTATGGGCCATGAATCCACTGGTATCATTTTCAATAGCCTTCAGAATGGCAGGAACATCTCCAGCTCGTGCCATTTCTTTGATTCCAGCAGGTCCTGGAGTATAGGAAGAGGAGGGGTTTGCTTTATTAAAGGCAACGTTATTTAATACTTTTTCTTTAGGAAAGAAAATAGAATCAGGTGCTTGGACAGTATTGCGATAATCTTCACTGACCCAATGAGTGCTTCGTTCAGGATTTTGGCCCCATCGAAGTGTTCTATGAGTAACTATAACCGGAACAAGCTCAATTCCTTGTTCCTTAAACACATCCATTCTATGACGACCTTCGTGACTCATCACGATTGTATTGGGGCCGTTAGATTCCACAGTCAGTTGGGGCATTTGACGCAAGCCATCCGGATCTTTAAGACCTCCACGAATGGACTCTCGTAGACTTTCCGATGATCTCCCCCACAGTGTGTTTAAATCATGAACTCCAGGCGCTCGCGCTTTAGCCAAAGCATGAAAATCATCAGGGGACATTAATACAATAGTATGCCGACTGGCTGGGTCCCCAGCATTGGAAATAGCACCTGCTAATTCTCTTGGCTGGAACGTACCAGCCCATTTTTTCATAAATTCCTTGCCTTGACCACTTTGGGCAAGAAGAGCCCCTAACCGCTCTTTAGGAATCTGACGCAGTTCATCTGCGGATTTTCCAATCAGGCCGCCAATAACTTCTGCCATCCCAGTAAATAACTCTGGATTGATTGCACCACCTTGGCGCTTGCCTAAACCCCCAAGATTGCCACGGCCCACAGTAGTAGCTTTAGTACCGCCACCAACTGGGAGAGGAGTAAACTCGCGCACCGCCCCGCGAATACCAGACGGTGTTGCTGGAGACCTGCCAAATTGAGGGGCTGTTACCCGCTGTGCGTCAATATTGGAAACATCCCTAGTAAAGAGACCTTCTGATTTTTGAATTGGCCCAGTCGGACGGTCAAAGGGAATGGTTTCCGGAGGAGCTTCATATTCAGTGAAACCAAGTTCAGGACGCCGGTCCGCTTTACGCCGTGGAACATCAATTGGTCCGGGACCTTCGGGAGCTCTAGGTTCTAGTCCAGTCTTTTGTCCCTCATACTGTTCAGCTAAGGCCTCCATTTCTCGTTGCATGGCTTCCTTGGCGTCAGTCACACGACGACCAGCCTCAAGACGTTGCTGCTCCATGGCGATTTCATTAGGAAGAGCCGCAGCCCTATCCTGAGCTTCTTGAGCTTTGTCCATAGCCTCGAACTTGCTCTGAACAGCAGCTTCATCAACCTGAGCTTGTCTGAGAGCTTCCGCATGTTGACGGCGTTGTTCAAGGAAATCGACAACTTGTGCGTCCGTCATATTCCTAGTCTCAGGAAAAACTTGACGTACCGTATCGTAGGCCGCAGTTTGTCCAATATAGTGTTCTGTTCCAGCAGCCCGAGCAGCCTCGTTACCCTTCTGAAGAGCTTCAATTGATCCGGGCTTCGATATCCGAGCTCCTGCAACTAAAGGAACTGCGTTCAACGAAAGTTTAGCCAAATCTCCAAAACTTTGGGCAATGTCATCAGGCATCCCCATTTTTTTCAGAGAATCTCGAACTCCTTTATCCCCAGCAGCATTAAAACCTTCAGCAATCATACCAAAGGGCGACATGAGGGTTTTATACATGGCCGAATCTCGTCCCCCTAAATAGGTATCCGGGATTTGAGATTTAGCCACTGCATCTTCAAAATAACGCCATGCTTCCGTTACAGCAGTGCGGGGACGGCCTTGGAGAGTTTCCTGTACTGCCACTACAGGTGCACCAACGGCCCCTCCAATCATACCCCCAAGACCCGTACCGAGGTCAGCAGCAGCTGCCCCGATACCTGCGATCTCTTCCAGAGGATCTTTAACTGGATTAGGGATTTCTTGAATCAACCCTTGGATGGCTCCCGAGACTCCCCGACCCCCAGGGCCGGCTCCGGGCTCAAATGGCGTGGGCGCGGGATTGTCTTTTACATACTGCCGCATTACACCATCAATAACACTATCCGGGGTATCATCCGGGAATTCATGTAGAATCCCGTCATACGATTTTACGGAAATGGTCATTTAATGCGGTTCCCTTGTGCGTCATATTGCCTTGAAGTAGAGGGAGCGTTAGTTCCACCCCCTCCAGGAATATTTTGCGGAGAGGCCCTGTTCGGTTCCATTGGCAACCCTGGAATAGTAGGCATCATAGGTGCCCCAGCCGATCTTAATTGTTGGGCCATAATATGGTATCGATTCGCTAGAGCATACTGCTGCTCCGCTCCGGGTTTATCACCTTTAAGTTCCAGAGCAATTCCCTTCTCCATATGCATTTGAGCAGTTTTCTCATAGCCATTAGCCTTTTCTTCACGAGCCTGAGCAATACGTTCTCTGGCATCAGCTGTGTATTTAACCCCTTCCAGTTGACGTGCAGAAGTCATATCCGCTCGTTGAAAATCACTAAGTTCTTTAGTATTAATTTTTTCCATTTCACGGGTGTGAGCTAGGCTCTGACTCGCTCGATCTTTTAAAACTGCAATCCGTTGTTTGAGTTCTGCTGGATTACGAGACTGTTTAAGCATTTGATAAACTTGAGGTGGTACTTTATGTTCTTTGCTCAGTCGTTCAAGATCAGCTTGCCAGTTAGGACTGTCAAACATCGTCTCATCAAGCGCCCCTAAGACTTCCACCGCCCGATTGAGATTCTCAGCTTTACGCTGCTGGTCCGCAGACTCGTACTTACCCATGGTATCTTGAAGGGTTGCATCTCGACTTCCTCTGGAAATAAATGCTTTATCTTCTTCTTGGGAAGTAGTAGCTTCTTTCTGACGGCCAATCGTTTGAGCAGTAGCCCGGTTCTCAGCTAAGATACGTTCAATGTCCGATCCTTGAGTTTGTCGAGTTTTTTCAAGGGCCATCCTCTGTTTCTCAGCTTCCAGCTGCCGAAGGGCTTGTTCTATATCCCACTTAGCCTGTTCGTTTTGATTCTTACCCATGTAAAACATTCCGGCTGCACCCCCGGAGGGTTGGGTTCCTAAAGACAGCCAATCCATATTATCCCCCTGTTAACCTAGCCAATCAAGAATACTAAGATCCATTGCTTGGTCAAATGCAAACAATTCATCCAGACCACTTAAATCGTCATAAGTAATACTGAAAAGATCTTCATATCCAGTATTCGAACTAAAATCACCCCAATCGACACCATATAAATGTTGAAGAACTTCATCAATGGTCCCATTGGCCTCTGGAGAACCTGTAGTGCCTCCAAAAATACTCCCTGAGGTAGTCCCTCCAGTGGTCCTTCCCGTCGTTCCAGAGCCTCCCATAAGGCCTTGTAGAGCCATTCCCAGGCCCATGTTCTTACCAAGATAGGCCCCAGCCAGGGGTCCCATCATGGACGTAACAGCTTCCATACCCCTAGGAGCAAAGGTAGCTCCAGAAGGTTGCAGCAAACCTTGACGGTAGGCAGGCAGGGCTTTAGTTAAGAAATTGTCTTGTCGTTGAGCAAGACGCTCCGGAGCATTAAATAATTGACCAGCTTGGGCATCCCTAGCCAATTGGCTGTTTTGCATTTGTCTGTCCAAAGCTTGCATTTCTGGACTGTTCCAAATAGATAAGGGATCAGCATAGGATTGCTCAAGACGCTGAGCCATTGGCTGACGATAGGGACCAAGACCATAGGGATCGGAATATTGAAGAGCCTCGGTTTTCAAGCCTTCTAATTTATCCTCCAATCCCCCAAGATTAAAATATTGAAGAATACCGGGGAGCATTCCTAAGAGGTTATTAATACCAAAGGAACTGCCCCCAGTGGGCAGTAACGAAGACATAAGATTACCTCCTAGAAGAGCACTGAGCAAACTGTTTTGACTTCCACTACTTCCGGTTCCAGTACCTGTCCCACTTCCCGTGCTTCCCATTAATTGTTGCAAGGCAGAAGTCGAACCTGGAGGAAGTTGTCCTAAGGTTTGATTGTAAACTTGTTGTAATTGTTCTAATAAGCTTTGTTCGGTAGCCGGAGGACCACCATACATATCTGCAATGTTTTCTACACCGGTCATAGAACCGGTAGCTGCTCCAGCAGATGGATAGGCTCCTTCTGCAAAAGAAAGACCTGTGGCAGGATCAATTGCAGTAGATCCTCCATAACCAAAAGACCCGGCATCAAGAGCCCCAACATCAAGAGCCCCAGTTGCTCCTGTGAGTGCTCCGGTAGCGCCTCCTAAACCGGTGGTTGCAACCCCAGGAACCACCGATCCAAAACCTCCGCCAGCAATACCTCCTAATGCTGCAAGGTCAACAACACCACCTGCCCCTGCTCCCAGGGCTGTAGCTGACGCAGGAGCAAACCCCCCTCCAAGCAATGCACCACCGCCTAAGGCAGTAGCAGCAACCATTGCTAAGAACATAGGAAGACCTAAATCACTCTCATTGAGTTGCTGATTATAGTCACCTTGTTGTCCATACCAATCTAAGATTTGTTGGAACTGGGCAGGATCATAACCTCGCTGTTGGGCAATCTGACTCAAGGTATCCCTGAGCTTATAATAATCTTGATACTCCCCTAAACCGGCTCCGAGACCCACACCTGTATTCATGTAAGCCTGATAACGTTCATCAGGAGACATTCCCATAGCTCCAAGAGCTTGATCCCATAATTGAATAGTGGGAAGTCCTGTCCTCATGTCTCCAATGGCAGTCCCGTTTTGAAGAAAGTCATCATACAGGCTTCTGTTATATGGATCGGGATTTTGTTCATATGTTTGTAAGGCTTGGGACGCACCTGCCGGATTAGTGTCACTTCCTGTTCCAAAACCTGAGGTTGCCAGATTGGCAATCTGAAGAGGCGTTAAAGAAGCGCTGTAAGCATTCTCGTCAAATGTATAACCATAGCTATCAGGCCCATTATTATAAGTGGAAATAAAAGGCGCGATCTTAGGGTCCCATGACCAACCCCCGGTCCAGTCGTATGAGCCCCATTGGGAATCACCTTCATTGACAATCATGATCTAGTCTCCATGTATTAATTACCAGGTCTTAAAAACAGAGATTCAGTTTCAGAATAGTATGCTAAAGCCTTAGCAGTGTATTCCATGGCTTCTTTTTTTAACAGCATCCAATCGTCTTTAGGGATGCTATATTCTGGACCCAATACCACAGCCAGCTGATAGATAATTGGCAGAGAAAACGATACAGGAACTGCCAAATTGTCTGTACCAGTAGTCATATCATCAAACGGGTGTTCAATTCGAAATTCTAAGTAATCCGCCCCATCAATAAATCTGGGCCAGATGGTTAATAGCCCGTTTGTAAGAAAAGGTTTATAATGAGCTGAAACCAAACCTCCTTCAGTGGTCATGGTGGTTTGACGAACATCTTTTTCAGATTTTAGTTCGATAGGCCGTCGAGCAGCACTTACAGAGGTCACTACATAGCCATCCAAAATTCTTTCAGGACGTTGGGCTTTAGCTGTATACGCATAAACACGATTACCTGAACTAGCTTCCGAAGGTAGTCCGGAGGCAATTGTTAAACTAGCTGTACCACCGCCAGCTGAAATCGTAGTCCAGTGCATCGTCCCATCATCAAGTTCAATGCCAATAGCGTCACTGTTGGCAGTAGTTCCGACCACATCTACGTCTGTAGTCGTACTAACTTCAATAGCTGTTGATGCTGCTGCCTCGTCGTTGGTCAATTTAGTGAGAATTAACTCTTCAGTCCAGTGTGCCCCACTGGGGCCAAGAGAAAAAGTATTTGTGTTATGATTGGGATAAAGATAGGTAGTTTTAATATACCAAACGGGCATTCCCTCATGAGATAACGCCTTGAGAATAGTATTTAAAGCCTGTCGAGCATATGTAGTCTGGTTGGTAGAAGGAGACTGGCCCTCTGCCAACACTCCAATTTTGCGTAGAGCAGCGGCAATCACATCCGTCTCGGTAGGATTAAATGTAAATGTATTAGAGAGGGCCATATTTTATCCTATAATGGAGATAAGGTACCGCCACCGTTGAAGGTACCGGTAGGGATGTCATCTTGACCTGTGTCTGCAACAGTAGGAGCTTGATCCCCGGAAGTGTCTTCTGGATTAGCCCAAGGAATAGACTTTTCAGAGCGAGGAATCTTCAAAAGATCTTGAGGATGACGAGTTTCCCAGTCTTTCTCACAAACCTTTAAACCGTCCCAACGATCTTTGAGTGTGGAGGCCTTAAATTTGAATCCGCAAACATCGCAGACGGCATTCCAGTCTCCTAGTTTTAAGTAATCGTTTTGCCCTTTCATACCGACACCAGGCTGATTATTTTCTTTGCAACAACAATGTGAATTAGTGGGGCTTTATCAACATAAGACGCCACCATAAAATATTTTTCCAATTGGGTTTTCCACCATTCTAAAGGTTGCTGGATCAAATGAGAATTGCGGCCGTCAGAAAGATTCTTAGAAGACGGTCCGGTATGAATAATAAAATAACCCACTTTTTTAATACACCTTTGAAGATCTTGAAGCACAGCTTCCAATTTATCGGGTTCAATGTGCTCTAAAACATCGAAAGAGAGCACAATGTCCGCAGGTCTAGGGGTATCCGTCTTGTTCTCAATCGCAGGATCATATTCCCAGATTGGGAACGGGAGAGCTTTTCCTAGGTATCCTTTACCACAACCATAATCTAGAATCGAAGTGGTTTTAAGCTTTTCTGCTAGTTGAATTACCGTGTTAGCGTACTTACCAGCACCAACACCATAAGCTAAATTATCCTTATGGAGTTGTTGATTCAATTTTCGGTATCCCTCCGAGATTGTAACAGGCCGAGAAAAAGCAATTTCAGCAGTTCTAGCCGCCTTGGGATCTCTAACATAGGTTTTCATCATTTCCTGAACTAACCCATGTCCCTTAAACGAAATCTCTACATCAACCAATTGATCGATTTCGTATGGAGTTTGTTTAGCGCATTCTAACATAGAAGGCGTGGTATGCCACATTTGTCCACTACCCTCAGGATACTCTACAGTGTGATAATCAACTTTAGTGTATTTTGGATGCTCAGTAGTATGAGACTGTTGCCCACGAACATTACCATCCATACCAAACACAGTGATTTTTTTATAGCCCAGGAATCGGGCCATTACAATAGCCCGAAGTCCAACATTTGCACCCCCAGTTAAAGCCCACTCTCCTGCCGGAAGAATCCTTTGAGCTTCTTCTTCATTACTAAATACATGCCACAGTTTAATTGAACATTTATGTTTTTTTAAATGTTCAATATAGTCAGGGTGGCAAGTCGAGGCAATGAGATAAGTAACGTTACGATCAGGGGTTCCTAATAGATCAACTTTATGTTCCCGAGGGTCCACCTCTAAGTGCCAAGTCGGGACTATTCCTCGATCCAAAAGATATCTGTGAGCACCAGAACAAGTAATAATAGTGTTATAGTTTTTTAATTCTTCCCAGTTATCTTCTAAACTGGGACCAAAAGCTACAACTGCAATATCACCGGTTACATCTTTATATGATGGTTGAACACGGCCTTTGACTGCTTTCAGATTTTTCTTAATTTGTTCATCTCTTAACCACAACGGAATACAATACTGAGTCTTCTGCTTGTCTGCAAAATTCAACTTCTTATTTGCCATTAAACGTCTCCAATACGTCTCGCGTTTAGATACCCCCCAAAAATACTCATTGACGCTCCAGCAACGGAGGTCTTCGCCATCAATTGTAAATTACCTGCTGCACTAGTTGCCATAACTCCTTGAATTCTTGCTCCACGCCTAGAATTAATTGTGGCAATCGATACTGAAGCAATGATGGTTTGTCCGGCAGCAATGGCACTTAAGGCAACCCTTCCCCCTTGCTGACCTGCAAAACCTTGAGTCAAAACACTGTCTAAGAAGATAGCAATATGAGAACCCCAAGAGTGGAGAGCTGGGGCGGACATTCCAAAAGCAAAACCTCCGGACGTACCACATTCAAAATTAATCCCACCGGTAATTTCATAAACCGTACTAGCTGCCAGAGTAACTACTAGACTGGTGATGTTTGTAAGTGAGGCTGCGGATACAAGTTGAGCAGTCGCAGATTTAAGCCGAGTAATACCCACTGCATTAGAGGATACAATACTGTTTAATTGACTGATTGCTGATGCAGCTTGGGCAGATACGGCTGAAAGTTCAGTACTGGTAACGCTACCTCCACCACCTCCTGTCGCCGTTGAAGCCACCCATTGGGCAGCTGCCGAATTCCAAGTTAAAACTTGACCTTCAGTTGGTGAGGGTGCAGACACATTTAAAAGACTATCTAAAACTAAAGCGGAGATCCGTTGACTTAGGGTATTATTTACCGAGTCAATTCTAGACGATAATCCTGCATCAGTGGCCGAAAGAGCAGATAGAGCTTGTGACAAAGCACTGGCAGCCTGGGCACTTACCGCACTTAATTCGGTACTAGTAACGGAGGCACCTCCTGCTGTTTGGTCAACACTAGCCACCCACTGACTTGCCGCTGAATTATATTTAAGTACTTGAGACGAAGTAGGACTCGGTGCGGAAACATTCAAAAGACTGTCCAGAACCAGGGCAGACAGGCGTTGGCTAATTGCACTGATTCCATTTGCTAGAGAGTCCGCTCTAGTACTAAGAGCGGCATCTCCGACTGATACCGCATTGCTAACAATCGAAATTAGATTTCTAATAGATACATGATCAACGGAATTCTGTTGACTTAAAGCCGAAGTGGCCTGTGATGCTGCATTAGCTACAGAAAGGGCGTTTGAAGCTGCGGTAGATACAATCGAGATTAGATTACGGATAGATACATGATCCGCTGAGTTCTGATTAGAAAGTACACTTACGGCTTGACTAACAATAGAAGCTGCCTGACTTGCAGCGTTAGCTACGGAAAGAGCATTACTGGCCGCAGTAGACACAATCGATACTGCGTTACTGACTACACTAACTGCATTGGCCACAGAGTTTATTCGAACTGAAAGAGCAGCTTCCCCTACAGACAGGGCGTTGCTAACCACACTGACAGCATTAGCAACAGAATCGACCCTAACAGATAAAGCCGCATCGGTTACAGATAAAACAGATAAGGCTTGGGATAAAGCACTTGCAGCCTGAGCAGAAACAGCACTGACTGTATTTGAGGTAACACTACCTCCGCCTCCCCCACCACTACCTACCTCTACCTTATGTTTACCTGTAGTTGTAAAGGCCTGCCAACCACTACCGTGAGTATAGACTAGGGTTTCTAACGTAGATAGAGTAACTCGAATTAAAATATGCTCTGTACCACTTACATCGACTTTAACCGTAATATCCGCACTAGCTGTATCACGGTTATAAATATGAATATTGTCAATGTCTCTAACTGTAGAGGCAGCCGGAGCATCACAGATATCTACATCAGTAGCACCGTTGGTGTTGGTGCGTTGAGTTCCACCGGCATAGGTAGTGCTGGTCTGATCAGAGTAATTAACAACGATTTGGAGTTCATTCGTTGTTACTGCTCCAGCAAGAACAGCTTGTAATTTTTGTGTAGTACTTGATAATCTAATCATTATCCATGCCTAGCCGCAAAAGCCATAGAATCTCCAGAACCAAGCATTCCCCTGGGTTGATCATACCATCCCTTAGTTCCAGAACCATCTGTTCCATAAAGTTTAGTATTTCCAGGAGACGATGCGTCCCCACTTAATTTGATTCCATTGGAATCCGAAGTTAAAGACATCTGAAGCCTAGCATCTGCCGTAATAGAAGGAGTACCATCGGTATACGTGAAATTAATGGTGTCGGTGTCAGTTAAAATATTACCAACAGCATCCTGGGCATTTTCAACAACCTGGGTCTTTAAGGCTCCGGTAGAATCTAAAACTGACCATCCAGTTGTCTGTTCATAGTACAGGCAATCTCCAACACTCAAAGTAATTACAACTAAATTGTAAGTTGTGCCGTCATTATTATATCTTATAGTAATTGTGGCAGCAGCAGTGTCTCTATTAACCACTGATATACTTTCAACTGTCTTTAACATTCCATTACCAGGGGCGATGGAAACATCTACAACAGTTGTACTGTTAGTATTAGTGACTTCTGCCGTCAGAGAACTATTTTGATCGCTTTCTCTGACAATTCGGGAATGCACGGTAATAGGGAGCTGATTGGTAGTAATCGCTCCCCCAAGAAGGGCTTGAAGTTTTCGAGAAGTTCCGCCGGTTACAATCATGGGTCAAAAGGTGCCGTAGGCACGGTATATGAAGTTCCTGTATAAACAACTGCTAAAACAATTCTAGCCTCGTCTCTCCAATTATTGTTAGTAGCTGTAGGATCTGAAATTAGATGAAACTTAGTTACATTGCCTTCTAGGTCTGCACTACTTAGCCACTGATCAATCCTAGTACCATTAAAATATAAATTAAATTCATTTAGAGTTGAATCATGAGTCACGGCTAAGTGATACCATGTGTCATTGGCCCAAGTTACCGTAACTGAACGATTGATAAATCCATCTCCAATTACGTCTGTAATCAGGTCCCACTGAATCTCAGTGGCACTAACTCTAGTGACTTTAACTCTAGTATCATCAAAAACATTTGTGAGCCAAATCCTAGGTTTCGCCCCGCTTTCAGCTCTAATAAAAAGTTCTGCTGTGAAATCCGAGGCTTTTGGAATAGTAAAACCATTGGCATATGCAAAATCAGTCCCTGGGAGTAATGCTGACGAAACCCCAAATTTAGATTGAGCAGTATCAATCTGGGTACTGCCTCCAAGAAACCAACTAACTCCAGGTACCTCATCAGTAAAGGTCGTACTTCCATCTACGCCATCAAAGTGATTCAAAAGAATAGCCGTATAATGAATCGAACCCGTAGATCCAGTAGACCACTGAGCAGATCCGTCTGACGACACTACCATCCCACCACCAGTACCAGATTGAGTCAGAGTACTACCAGACTTAATGATACCCTTCCAAATGATATATCTGGTCCCATTATCGTAGTAATATAAAGCAATAGTGTGATCAATAGTATCTTGATTATAGACATTGATCATGGTCACTAACTTAGGAATCGACGAAGGGGCCACCGAAGAAATATCTGTAACAGACGTGGTACTAATAGTGGTGTTCTCGTTTCCATAAACAGGAAGTTCAGTGGTACGCCACTGAATGTAACTAACAGTTACTGCTACAGGATTCGTCGTGCTGGCTTCTGATACTTCAATTTGCAGTTTTCTAACATTAGTAGTCAATGCAAATCTACTCACGCTGTCTTCCTGTCTCCATTAGAATTGTGTACCGTCCAGCCGTGCCTGTCTGTATAAGCTAGTGTGTCTCCTGCTGAGAGAGTAGCTTTCGCAATGATGTAGTCAGTACCATCCTCTGTATAAGTTAGAGTCACTGTAGCAGAGGCAGTATCTTTGTTATACACAGTTAAAGTAAAAATCTCACGATTAACCCCTGAGGTTGGAGCTGGGACTACCGTAACTGAAGTAGTGTTATTCGTAGTTACTACCGTAGCTCCTAACGAAGGCTCTGCTTCGAAGAAACGACTGTCAATATACTGAGATGTGCAATCCAATTGATTTGTAGTAACTGCACCCCCTAATACAACTTTAATGGATCTAAAAGTACTATTTAATACAATCATTGATGCTTAGAGGGAACTAAATCTAAATCAATTCCATACAAGGAAAAGTCCCAAGCAGGATATTCAACTGATCCATTGGTATGAGTAGCCGTAGGAATAATAAATCGTAAAAGACCCTGATTCATTCTTCCAAATTGGAATAAAGTTAGGTGAGTTGTATTCACGGAAGTTCCAGTGTCGTAACTTACAATATTCCAGGTTCTTGAAACTGCTGTTTTCATATCTCCATTACCACCAGGATAGAGGAGTTCTACACTAGCAGAAATTGTTCCATTCGTTACACTACCTCCATTACCACTTACAGGAATAGAAGGTGAAAGTAACTTAACGCTTCTTAAAGTGGTAAAAGTAGACGGACTACTGGAATAGACTGGAACTTCCAATCGCATTGTGATTCCAGTTCTTCGATAAGTACCACTATTTAAAAGAGTTTCAGTTAAAGTAGTACTAGGTTGTAAAGTAACACCCTTACGGTAACCCGACCCATCCATTCCAATTACCGGAAATAGATAGCCATTTACAAATGTACCAAATAGCCAATATTCAGAATCGTCTGGTTGATCCTCAGTACTAGCTACTTGGTGAGTCCATTGAACTGTGAGGCCAGTTGCCGGATCAATAACCCAGAGAGGGACTGCGTAGATCCAAGAGGCTGTCCCATAGAATTTAAGAGCAATCACTTTTCTCTGAGCCGGAAGAGTATACGTCTGCAAAAAGACTTGGCCCAGATTGCCAGGATCAATAATTTCTGTAGTATTTACAGGAGATGTCTCACTAAGAGACATCTGCCACAAGTTACCTATAGATGTCCCTATTCCGGTGTTTTGAAAAGACCCTTTTGAATTTCCCCAAACGTAAAGACGGTCTCCGTCTACGCAAAATGCGATAGAGCTGGAAGCTCCTACAGTTTTATAATACTCTGGAACCCGGAGTAATGGAGAATTAGGACTTGGAATACCTGCATCCTTGAAGATCTCACAAGTAGTAGGCTTAACCGCAACTAGATGATTAGAAAGGACTGCCAATCCAATAACATTAGAAGAATCAGCTTCTGCTCGAATAAATGTGGACGCTTGCCAAGAAGTTACATCCCCTGCTGCGGAATTATAAATATCCTGAGTATTTTTCTTTGCAACAAACACATAACCATCTAACACTGCAAATTTAGGTTCATGCACTGGAAAGTCACCGTCAGTGATCTGAGTTACTACGTTAGAGGTATCAATATACCACATCTGAGTCCCGATTGAAACCAACAGATAATGAGCCGTTCCGTATCTATACTCTTCAAAATGAGCATAAACCTCAGTAGTGCTTCCCATGACCTGAAGAGAACTCATAGCACCAGTAACAGAAGTCGATCTGCGAAGAGTAGCTGCACCGGATGTACTCAATGTGTCGGTAGCAGGTCTAGTAACCCAGTAGAAATGTCCCGTAGCAGGCCAGTAATAGGCACCAAGAATTTGATAGTCAACGGAAGCTGAGTTAGTTCCGCTAGTATTCCAAACAGGACCATCAAGCGCGGGCCTCGGGCGCAATTCCCATTTTTGATCCTTAGAAGAACCAGTAATTAAATAAGTATCATTGTCATCAAGTAAGCCGGTTCTTCGCTGAGAAATAATAAAATTACGACCTCCAATAGCAGGACTTTGTTCTCCAAATCTAATTTTCTCAAGGTTTGCCATTATATAAATTAGATTCCCTTAAAAGGGTCCAGTGGGTACAGTAATAGTTGAAGAAGCAGGATCATATGCGGCATAGCCACATAGACGAAATTCGTCTACCCATCCATCACCTACACCGCCACCGTCATTCCACAATTGTCCTCGATCAAAAGGACGTAGATTAGTGGCACTAGAAAAAGATTTATAACGTGTACCATCAAACCAGAACGCGTACTGGGTACCTTTTTTAGCAAAAGCAAAATGGTACCAAGTGTTAATTGCACCGTGAGTTCCAAAATATGAATCAATTGGACTACCTCCTGATTCATACCAAATCGCACCAAAAGATCCATACCAGGTTACATCTAAACATATCTGCAATCCACTGTTTTGTAGATACATAACCTGTGTGGGACCATTGGAAGTCCTTCGCCAAAACCACTCAACCGACCAATCTCCAACTTCTATATCAGCTGGAAGTCCGGTTAACCATCCTCTAGCAGTTCCAGCATTAGTTAAATAAAGTGAAGCAGATCCAAATTGTTTCTGTGCTGTATCTAATTGTGCAGGAGAATCTAATGTCCATGTTCTACCGGCAATTTCATCCGTCGTTGTCGTAGCCCCATCTGTTCCATCAAAATGTGCTAAAGATATTGGACTAGTACCTCCAACTTTTTTTCTACTAAAAGCCGCAGTTATTAATCCTTGGTTAGGAGTCCAAATTTTCATAATGTAGGCTCTACGGCATCTGGTGTAAATGAAGCTCCTGTCCAACGAACGTAATTACTAAATCGAAGAGAGTCATAATGAATCCCGGAACCTGAATTATTTAAAAAATAGAAACGAATATTTGCACTATTTAAAAATGCTGGAGGATCTCCAGCACCGGCTGCAGAATGTACTCTAGTTCCATCAACATAACTGCTATATGTAGTACCATCAAATGTAAGAGCTACATGATACCATGTTCCGGGATCGACTGTTATAGCAGCTAGTGACGAATAATCTTGACTTAACGTATCATTTGTTATTACAGCTGCTTGAAACATATCTCCATCTGCGGATAAACCCATAGTAACTGAACTGTATGTATTAGTTCCGTCATATACATAAAATTCATCCTGGGCACCCGAAGTAAGATTAGTCCAAAAATCTAAAGTCCATGCAGTATTCCAGATAGATTCATTATTCATTGAAACAACATCAGAGTAAATTATGGCATTTAGTGGTGCAATATGGGCAGAAGACGCCCCAAATTTTTTAACAGATGTATCAATATCCGTAGTTCCACCTGAAAGACGATGCCATGTAATACCTGAGTCATCAACAAACCCATCTATTGATCCAGCAGATCCATTGAAATTGGATAAATAGATTGTACGGGCACTTGCTGCTCTTTTTTTACTCATTGCTGCAGCCAATAGTCCTTGAGCAGAAGTCCAGACTTTCATCTTACTAAGGAATTTTTTCTACTTCTATAACTAACCAACCCACATCCGTTGCAGCAGTAAATCCACTGGTAGTAGCAACAATATCGCCAGTAGTTCCAGTCGCTTCCGGATCTTCAATTCCACCGTAAGCCGTCACATCCAAATAAGTAAACACACCATCCGGGAACGTAATAAATGCTTGATCTGCAGTGGCATCAAATTCAAGTGTTAACGAGAAACCACTCATCAGACCATAAACTCGCCGAATCCTGACATGATCGGTCGTAGGAGACAGCGCCGACACATCAACGGCAACGTAGTCAGACAGCTCACCGGCTGCCCCATCCGAAGCCAAGTAGAGGTGCATCGCGTGAACTCGCGAGCCGTCTACCATGATGGTTTTAGTAGTAGTATTAGCCATTACAAATTCCTCCAGAGACTCGGAATATCTCCAAATTTAAGGGTTAAGACAGCAAAAATAATTGCTCCTGTCCATCGTACAACACGCGCCACTACGGTAACACTTTTGAGTTTGGCTTCGATCTCGTCCAGACGCTTATCAAGGGCCGTTTGCTGCCCTTTGACAGCATGAACCTCATCTCTTACGGCTTCAAGCAGGCCGATCACTTTACCTAGCTCTAGGTCAGAAGACTGAGACATAGAACAAGATCCTTATAAATTAGTGATGGGGTTTGACTCAGGTACCCCATCGAACCTGTATTAAGAAGCAGTCGTAATGGTAATACCACCTTGAGCCGAACAACCAGCAGTCACATACCAGTTGGTGCCATCAGAGATAAATTGAGCCCAGTCGCCCTTCACTGCCGCAGCACTGACGAACGACACGGTATCGCCACCAGAGGTCTCGAAATCAGCATCAGAGGCATTGTTCAGGTCCGAAGACAGAACTTGGCCCACGATGATATTCGCGGAACTCGCAGTGACCACCGTATAGTCGGCCCCCGAGGGGGCCGCTTTCACGATGAATTTAAACTCCAGACCAGCCGCCGGCGCAGGGAGGGTAGTGGCAAATTCCGTCGCGGAATTAAGGAAAAACGTATAACCACAGTCGTCCGCAGTAAGCGTACTAGCAGCGGTTAAATCCTTCACTCCGTTCAGGACTTTAACACCATCCGAACGATGCTTTAACCTCATAAGAGGAGCAGCCATAATTTATCTCCTTATGCGCCAGAAGTGCCCCAAATAGCACGGGGATCAGTCCAACCGAACGAATAACGGGCCGTCGCCTTGAACTTAGCGTTCTCGGTGTCGAAATCATTATCCATATCGAACGAATCACCTCGCCGCTCAAAGTACTTGAGACCTTCCGGAGCATTAGTCCGGATGAACCAAGCCGTCGAGCTGGTAAAGTAATGATTCATCTTCAGGCCCATCGGAACAGCCGAAGTAGCCACAATTGCACTGATATCGTTGTTCGCCGTACCGACACGGTATTCAGTCTTCAGAATACGAGTCGCTTCATAGAACAACGCCGTCGGAACATGAAGGGTCTTCGGACGGAGATTAATACGCAGGCCGCGATCATTGGTCGCGCCCATAATATCAATACACATCTGCTCAATAGCCGCTTCCGACAGCGCCGCATCGACCGCAAGGCGGTTCGACCAAGTGCCACCAGCAACGTTAACGTGAGCAGTGCTCACCATCTGAATACCATCACCACCGAGGTAGGACGAGTTGAAGGCACGATTGTAGACATTAGCCCCCACCGTCTCTTTGGTTTGACGCATCGAGAAAGCCAGAGCCTTCGCGCGTTTCTCACCAACGACATTGTAGAGGTCGTCTTCAAACATTTCCTTAGTCACGATGAAGCCAATCCCGTAAACAACGTGCGTGTAACGGGTCGTGAAGCCTTGGCCTTCCGTGTCATACATGATGCTAGCACCTTCCGGCTTAACGGCCGCGAGACCGAAGCTGGTGATACCCACATCCTCTTCGTAGTTACGATCCGAGCTATACTTTTCGAACAGATCGGTATATTCTACCTGATGTTCGTCATATGCTTTACCATACCACGCATTAACACCGGGCCAGAGGGCTTTGGCAAAACTTGCAGTAGAAATAGGCGTAGCCATAAGATCCCCCTATTAAACGCCGGCCGTGCCAGTGCTAGAGCCCCGCTGATGATTGTTAATCAGCACCAGGACTTTTGCATTGGAACTACCGATCTCGTTATCAACACGGTCCACAAAACCAAGAATTTTCAGCGGTAAGGCTGCCGTGGTCGCCTTGGTCGAGGTATCCAGCTGTTCAGCCGAACGCCCAGTCGTAGACGAGCCTGCGGTAGCGACGAAATCAGCATTAAGGCTGATATCAGTTACCGCCAGAGCACCACCAACCGCATCTTCTTGAATTTCAAAGACCACATCGGGATCGTCAACCACCAGTGCATACCGGTCGGTCGAAGCCGCACGATACGAACCAGAAAGATTCAGATCACCAGGGTTCACTCGGAAACCAATGACAACACCGACGAGGGCATCCGCAGCCGCAGCACGAGTCACGGTTGCATAGCCATCAGTAGAGGCACTGCCTGCCAGTTTCACAAAGTCGCCGACGTAAACGGCAGTACCGTCAGTAGAAGGGATGAAATACAGATTAGCCATCCCATTCCACGGCGAACCGTTTTTCATCTTAACGGGGACTGCTCCCCGAGGACGCGAAACATTAGCCATATTAAACTCCTATTGAATGGAATTAATTCGGCGAGCAGGCACAGTCAAGTGTTACTTACGTTCCATCTTAACTTTACCGTACTCACCTTCCTTGGGTTGCCTCATGGTCATTTCCAATTCCTTAATTTGATCCTCCATCTTCTGCTGGTCCTCATTGTACCACTCCAGCGGGATTCGCATTAAGTATAGACGTGTACCTCGGCCCCCATTAATTGAGACGGCTGATCCAATCCCCGACGACTGATTAACTGTCGGATCACCTACTTTGGTAGGATCGGTTACAAAAGTATAGCCAGCGTCTAGGAATCTCTTGATTCCCCCAGGGATATCTTGGCTATCACTAGCCCAATAGTAATGATACCCCGGCTCCTGATTGTCTACAGTAAGAATATTAGCCCCGATGTCATTTAAACTACGACGGGGTCGTTTTTCTTCAATTTGTTGTTGTCGTGTCTCTCTAGCCATTTCTAACTCCTTGAATTAAGTTCTGCAAGACTCTTAATGTACTGTTCCTTGGTCATCTGACCCCTACGAACTAAGGACTCCATGACCCGACGTTCATCGGGATTAAGATCTGCCTCCGAAAACTTTCCTTTAGGAGTTCGGCTGGGAGTGTTTCCACCTCCCTCCGGAGACGGAGGACCCTTTGGAGTTTTAGGTGCAAAGTGGTCTTTAAACTCACCTTTGACTTCCTTAGTTACATGCTGAAGAACTTCTTCGGGAGCGGGAATAGCTCCTTGATTGTTTTGTCGATAGGCTGTAATAAATTTAGCCCCTTCGACATCAGCAAAGGCTCGCATCGCTCTATTAGACTCATACCACGGATTTTCAGACTTCCAGGAATCAACTGCTTCCTGAACCGCAGGTTGAGTAGTAGGGAGATTGCTTCGAGGAGGTTGAGCTTTAGAAGTCTGTTGAATCCTATCAACAATAACGTCCGCTGCTTGCAGATCCCCATTTTCCACCGCTTGACGGTGTTGAGCTTTTAACTCTCGAAGAGCCTCTTCTTTAGCATGTTCAAATAAAGTTTGCTGGAATTTACCCAATTCCGCAATTTTAGCATCTTGCAGAGCTAACTGTCGTTTTTGAGCAGAAATCTTTTTAAAGAACGAATCCCTCTCAACAAACTCTTTTGCGGATCGGTGATCGTCGGGATGATGGCCTTGATTAGTCCATTCATCTAAACTAACCCATCCCATCTCTCTAGCACGCTGCTCCGTATCTGACGGAGGCACCATCGTGCTGGCACTACCTTCTCCTGGAACTTGTGTTCCTGCATTTACATTACTCGGATCACTCATCTTTTTTCTCCACTACAGTAAGGATATCTTGGTCGTTAATAACTAGATATTTTGCTTTAGTATCGGGGTCTTCTACAATTTTCCCACCATACTTACCATAAATAACTCGATCACCAACTTTACACCAGGGTTCCCAATAAGGATTCATTTTACCGTCCGGAGTATATCGATCATATGCAATCCACGCAGTAGGACCAATATCAACTACTACTCCGCTTTCCACGGCAGCAATCCCCTGACGATCATTTTGGGCAATTACGATACCACTTTTAGTAACTTCTTCATAATCAGGTCGAACTAGAACACGGTGCCCTTTAGCTCTTAATGTCATCTTCTTCCTCCTCAAATTCTGGAGACCATTCTAATAATTCATGATAAGCTCGAATCATGCCGACAATCAAGCGGTCGGCCAGAGGTTCCATCCCTGCTGAATTTCCCAACACTTCTTGAGCCTCTTTGATTCTCTCAACTACTACTTCTCGTAACAATCGTGTCACTGCGTGAGTCTTCCAATCTATTACATCATTCTTTGTCAGATTCGCCATCTTTCTCCTTATAGTCGTCTCCAAGCTCTCTCATTTTCATTTGTTCTGTAGCAATAAACATCTGAGCTTCCATTTGCATTCTCTGAGCATCCATCTTAATTTTTTGAGCTTCAAGTTTTAATTTTTCACGTTCAATTGCGAGTTTTTCTTGTTCAAACTGTAATTTCATTTGAATTTCTTGCTGCTGGGCTTCAAGATCCATTTGATTCTTTTGTTGTTCAGCCTTAAGTTTTTCTTGTTCAAGTTGCATCTTAAGTTCAAATTCCTTCTGTTTCATCTGCATTTCCATCTGCATTTTCTGCATTTCAGGCGGAGGACCCGGCTGTTGTTTGGGCAGAAGAAGTTCAGGATCAGGGATTTCCATAGCTTCCAGAAGGCGCTTAAGCACCTCGTTTCGAGGTACTCCAAGTTGAATAAGTTGTACTAAAGCTTGTGCTTTTTCAACTTTAGTTGCAGCCGATGCAGCTTGAGGATCAGCCGCCGGTACGATATCATCTTCCGGAAGAAGGAAATCTTCCGAAGACGCCGGATTATCCGTGATTTTTTCAATTCCCCCACCTGCCTCAGGATATAGCTTGTTCCAATAGTAGATTTTGCGGAATTCTTTGGTTAAGGCACGAAAAACACGTTTATAGACAGCAGTAAAGACCTTCATACCCTGTTCAACAGTCTCTTTAGTAGTGTAAGCTGGGGTATTTTGTCCCGGCATCTTACCAGTAAAGATTTCAGCAACGGATGCAAGCTCTTTGGAGCTTTGAATTAGCATTCCAAGAAGCTGAAACAGAACATTAGATGGTTCTTTGGCCGGAAGAGGGAAAATAGACTTCCTAAGGTCATCTCCCGTGGCATTTACAGGCTTCCATTCTCCAGGACGAAGAGCTGTATCACCCGTTTTAATCCGCAAACCTTTACCAATGAAGCCTGCTTGAAGATTCGCAAGGGTTCCAGAATCGATTAGCTGGTTAGTAAGGGTATTTACAGCTTCATTAAGGGGGCCAAGAAGTACACCAAAGCCCACATCATAGAATCCACCATCTGGATTAGGAACGAAACCGAATTTGGTGTAATAATTGACTCCTTTAAAGCCAACCACTTTGCTTTTCTCGTCATAAATGATCCCTTCTTCGGTCCAGCGAGCTGTAACACGAAGTACAACTCCTGTTTTTTCGAGAAAAGTAACCGTCACCGGCTTCATTACTTTGTCATTTTTAATGTAAGCCCAGGTATGTTGCTCACAAACAACAAAGGGAGTGGTCGAATCAGCCTCAGGAGGAGCCTGAGTACCTGAAATTTCCGACTTACTCCCTTCTTTTGGTACCTCAATAGTAGGTAAATCTGTTTCTAAAAAGAGTCCTTTAGCAACTCTCTCTTCAATTTGACGTTTAGTAAGATGATATCGCTGAGTGACTCTCTCTGCATGATCCAGATCTTTAGTCCAATAATTAACAACAAGATCTTTTGCATAAATAAGTTGACTACAGATCTTCTTACTGTGATCACTATAGTAAGTTTTCTTAAAAACAGTACCTACAATTGGTAAGGTAATGAGGAGTTTATCCATCTCCTCTTCCCAATTATCCATTTTTTCCATAATTTGCCAGGAAAGATACTGGCTAAGGCGGTTTGCTCGGCCTGCCTTCTTCCCATCTTTATCGTCTCCAACTACTCTAATCTTGACAACAGTTCCATTTGAGGGAACTAGCGACGGATAGGCCCGAGCTGCAAACTGCATAGAGGCAGTAGAAAGCAACGGATACTTCACGTTGCTTGCATTAATCCAAGGATACGACTTATTTTCTTTTACTTGCATAGCAAGTTTAAGCCACTCGTCGTAATTCTTCTCCCAATCTACTCGGGAGAGCAGATCTTGTTCATAGCCTTTTTTAGCATCGTCTCCGATCTTCGTAAGTTCTTTCTCATCAAGATCTTTGGCAATATTTGTTTCACAAAGTAGACGATCCAGTTCAAGTTTAGCCCTTTCCTCTTCAATGTTAATGTCTTGTGTCGGGGAAGGTTGCGCCGCCGCCTGGGAGGGGTCCATAGGTTGAGGACCCTGCTGGCCCATTTGAGGACCTTGCCCAATGGCTTGTTGCATAGCATCGGCCATTGCTCCCATCGGTTTCATTTGCATTGGGTTAGTACCCTGTTGTGGCATTGCGACCTTCCTCCTTCAACCCAGAACGTTTCCAATTGTCGTCCCATTCCTGCTCCTCAAGTTCTCTAGGAGTAGGAGCTTCAATCATTTTATCGATCATTAATCCAAGATAAGCAAAGGAATCAACCTGGTCATCGTGTTTGTCTCTTGGAAACCTTGCCAGTTCATCCTCAAAGATTTGATACCACTCCGCCTCTTTATCGAACTTGACACCTCCTGCTCTCATTCTGGCTTGAATAGAACGGGCACGAGTCAGTTTGTCCGTTGAAGGTTTAAGAGGATACATCGAGGGAAAGTTGTTCTCTTGATGCATTCTCTCACGAAGGAAAGGCATAATCGATTTTGAGATCTGCCCTTCTTCCACACCAAAAGCAACAGGATTGTACAACTTATTTAATCTAAGAATTAAATCTACAATTTGGCGGCCGTCGAGTCGGTCTCGGATCACGTTTGTTATATGTAACATTCCGTTTTGATCCACACCACCAACAGCCATAGAGGTATAGTCAGCTCGCTCTTTTTCAGACACCGCAAGATCCACTGCGATGTAAAAATTCTTCAGTCGTTCTCGATCAGCTTTATCCATAGGGAGAAAATCTGAGCGTCTGAAGTAAGCTACAGATTCATCAATTGGCTCGTTTAAATATTCCTGAGAATATAACTCAGGCATACCCTGTGCTAAGTAGTCAGATCTGATACTCTTCAGATCCTCAGCAGTCTTTTTAGTATCCCAAAGAAGATGGCTAAAATCCTTATTATGGGCTTTATATTTAACAGAAACCCATGGAGTCTTAATGCTGGACCACTCTTTTAATTCAGTACTCTGGAGTTTATCCTTCCGTCTCATTGCTGCCAACTGTGTTGCGGGCATGAGACGTTCAAGAAGAGAATCCATATGAAGAATGGTTCCAACTACCCGGATCACACCATGATCCGCTCTACACGGAACCAGTGCCCCATAGAACCAACGACGAAATTTCTCCCGTCTTTCCTGATTCATAACGATCTCATCGTTTTCCAGATCATCACAGACAATTAGATCCGGACGTTTATTCTTCCATTTTAAACCACGTACCTTCTGCTCGGAGCCTTTAGCCATTACTCGAAAACGATGACCGTCGGTCATTTCAACGATAATGTCTGTCTCGGATTCTTTAATGAATTTAACTTTACCGTCTTTATCTCGCTTAACGCCAAAGAGGTCAATTAACTGTTCATTATCCTGAAGTTCTTTTTTAATATCTTGTAAGAAAAGGATCGCCTGAGTTTCAGTATCGGAAACGATAACTGCGAAACTACGATCCCGAAACAGTAAAGCTGCTAGGGTATAGCAATGGGTAACTGCTGTGGATTTAGCAAATCCCCTAGGAGCTGCAATTGCTACAAAGCGATGCTTACTTGCACAAAGACTCCAAAGTTCCCTGTGGAACTCTGGAGTCTCTGCTCGACCGTCGAATCCTTGAGCGAGTAGCCCATTAACAAAACCTTCAATTAGTTCAGCAGTAAGCAATTACTTCATTCGCGCTTGTTGTGTTCGTTTAAAAGATCGATTGCTACCTTGACTGCGAGCACGAAGATTACCAGAAGCATTAGACCCGCCTTTAGCAATTGGCTTCCGATGGTCAACATCCACGTTAGAGGGGAGATTACCATTTGCCTTTTCATAGGCCGCACGAGCTTGGTTCCTCATAGAGCGATTTTTAATCTGCTCTGGCTTTCCCTGGTAATTTGCGTACTCTAGTTTATAATTACGTTTAGCCATTAGCAGGGTTTGGGTGCTTTTTTACCTTTACCGCGGGTTTTAGCTTTGCTAGGAGTATATGCCATACTATTTACCTTTCTTTTTAAAGATCTTGGTTCCCTTGTCCGCCTGATTGAACTCCTTTGCTACCGTCGGAGAGATCTTGGCTTTCTTGGCGAACTGCGGGTTGTGTGCTGCCGCTGCCATAAACTTCGCTTGTTTCGGAGACTTGCTTGGCATTTTGGACCCCTTTGGTCAACTGTTCTGCAATACGTTTAAGCTGTTCCTGAACACTTTGTTCAGAAACTTTGGGTTTATTATAAATCTGACGAAGGATATTTCTACGGTCAATAGTTTCAGAAGCTACCTTGGAAGTATCCCTTAAAGAGACTGGGCGACGAATTAATTTACCTTCTTTAGGGTCATATTGATAATCTCCATTATCTAAACGATCCTGGATAATGTCAATGCTTTTGCTTACAATCTTCCCGAGCTTGGAGTCTAATTCCACATCCTCTTCGGCTCGAATGGATTCGATCAGTTCGTTCCACCATTCTTGCTGTTTCCACTGATGAAGAGTACCAGCAGGGACCTTCGTCACGGCTTCGACAAGAGGTGCCTTGCCTAATGCAAGGTATGCAGTAGCCACTTCGACTTTCTTTGCCCAAGGCCAATGTTTCTTCTTTTTATTTAACTTTCGGCCCAGAGAATCCGTGCTCATATGTAATAATATCCTTTTGGAAGTAGTTCATCCCAATTCTTTATTTTAAGATATGCTTCCCCTACTGAAAGCTCTTTTTGTCGAAAGGGATCGGGAACATAGCTCCTTCAATCCAAGTCCAAATAGTATCATCTACTTCGACCCAACAGAAACGAATATCAGGTTGACCCTTGGCAGTAGCGAAACCGCCTTTAGCGGTGATCTTTTCCTTTTTAGCTGCATCTGCCAATTCTTTAATTTCGCAAGGTTTATCTTGCCAATAGGCCGCAGCAGTTTTGTCAGGAGAAACAATTTTATACACTACCTTCGGCCCTAAGAGATCACAGCCTGCAAGGAAGAGTGCAAATGTAAGAGCCAGAAGATGTTTATACATAAGAGTCCTTTGACGGTAAAAGAGACTGTAAATTATCAGTCTCTTTATTATTATACCATAGAATTAAGTAAAAGTCAAGTATTGACTTTTTCTAAGAAGTATGTTAAAATAAGATTTATATTATATTATATATATTATATTATATTATATTATATATATATATTATATATATATTATATATATATAATAAAGAAAGAAAAGAAAATATATAAAAGAAAAGAAAGAAAGAAGTACCACTGCTTCTTAAAAGCAGTATGCGAGCTGTGGGGTTTACAGCGAGCGTCTTGAATACCTCTAAAACCTTCTATAACGCTCTACAATCGATTATCTCTCCTCTTCTGGTACCTAGGTACCTACCCCCTTTTAAAAAATCCCTAGCGCCGTTAAATACGGTGTTTCGCGCATTTTTCCCCGGCCCTTTTTGCCCCCCACCCCTCCTTGCCCCACATCTTTTCCGTTGGAGTATAAAGAAATGGAGGGAGGAGGGTGATAATGAGAATCGTTATCAATGAAGGGCTTGGGTTAGTGGGTGCTTACTCACCTTGCCCCGTACCGTCAAAGTTAGTGATTGCTCACTTCGGTCCTTTGTGGTATAATATACATAATGTTAGTGAGTACTCACTTGACGGATAGGGGACAGGGATAAGTAGTTGCTCACTCACTCCCCCCTAGGTTACAATCAAACGCTGTCAGAAAACCGACAGATTACATGCATGTAAACTTACATGGATGTAAACGGGGGGCCAGATGTAAACGGCTCGTTTCATGTAAACCGACCAGAAAGGAACAGCATCATGGGAAAGAGGTTGAACAAGATCGCGGCAGAGGTTGCCGCTATCGGCGCGGCGGCAGTCGCTATGCCGCGTACCAGTCTGGACAAGACTGCTCACAGTCGCAAGGTTGCGGCGGATCTGAGCGAGAAAGCCAAGGGTACGGGAGGTTTCGGGATCAAGCTGGCCGAAGCGTATCAAGCCAGCAACAACGCGACCATGCTAGTCATGGCCGAGATCGCGGCCCTTCCTAACGCGACCGAGACGGCTGGCGTTGCGACTCTGGAATGCGAGGAATTTCGCGACGGGGAAGTGAAACGAATCGCCCAAGAAATCGGGAGCGATTCGTCGGACGAATTCAAATCGGCGGCCAGTCCGGTCCGGGCATGGTGTAGCCGAGTCTCCCGCATCCTGTGGGGAATTCGGGCCGGCCATTGGCCGATGCTGCGGGATGCCAAGGGGTTTGCGGCATGCTATGCGATGGCGGCCGAGCTTTATCGGGGAGATCGCTCCCCCCGCAAAAACAAGGCACGCAACAAAGTGACGGACAAGTTTTTCGGCTCGATGCTGGAAGGCGCAAAGGTGGCCAGCCCCTCCCAGACTGTGACGCTAATGGCAACGCTCGCACATCATCTTCGCAGCAACGCTGACCGTGATCTTCACGAATTGGGATCGCGTATCATCGGCCTACTCCAGCAAGTCCCGGTCGGCGTCATCGGCGGCCTCCCCTCCGCTGAGCCGAAGCCCCTGTCTCCCGCCGAGAGGAAGGCCCTGACCGAAGCTAATGACGCGACTCTCGCCAAGCTGGACGCGGCTCGCAAAGCTGCAAAAACTGATAAGGTCGTGGCGGATAAGGCAGCGCGGAAAGCCGCATAAACTAAGCTGATCTTCCCTTAAGCCCGGATTCGTCCGGGCTTTTTTTTATCTGTAATTTTCCGCTTGTAAATCTTTGAGGAAAAAGCCCGGATTCGTCCGGGCTTTTTTTTTCGTCCCGCGTTCAAAGAGCCTGAGTGTGTGTGTCCTAGGTCCAAGCGCGCGGCCGCGCGCG